GGGTCTTCGACACGGCGCGGGTACACGACGAAGTACTCTCAGAAGGAACACGCACATGATTTTCATAGATTGCGACGGCGTTCTATCGAACACGGTTGGGCACCTGCTAAAGGCGGTGAACGAGGTCCGTAAGGCGCAGCCTTACGCGACCGAAGAGGACATCACGAATTTCGATTTTCGGAAGTGCCCCGGTCTTTCGCGCGAAGAGCAAGAGTTGTGCTATCGGCGGCTAGCTTCTCCGGGTTTTGCCGGAGAGCTTTCTACGTGTGGAGGCGCCGATGCCTTTTTGGAGGGTCTAAGAGGTATAGGCCGTGTGGTGTGCTTGACATCACCCATGCGCGGGGCATCCGATTGGGTCTACTGCCGGGCGGAGTGGCTAGCGGCCCGAGGCTTCTCGCCTAAGGATATCGTGCAATGCACGGATAAGGCGCTGCTTTGCGCCGCGGTCACGGACGTGCTAATAGACGATGCCGTGCACAACATAGCCGAGTGGCCCGGTATGCGAGTCTTGATCGACAGGCCATGGAACCGCGCTTACGATGGCGCTCGATACAACTACCGAACTGCTTTGGAACACATACGGTACATGGCACGTTTTTCGCCCCTTCAGAGAAGGGTGTACTAATGGCTCACATTCTGCCTTCATCTAACGAGTTCGATATTCCCGACCTGCTGATAGGTCTTCAAGCGGAAGCGATTACGGAGCCGGTTGTCGCCTGGGGTTCCGTGGCACGTACAATGCGCATCCCGGGAGGCACTTGGCACTTCTATGTCGACGACGCTCGCTTCCGAGCCTTGCTCGCCAACACAACCCCCGTGGCCAACTCCGGCGCGGCCCAGACCACGGAACCCAACATCTCGATTTACGACACTACGCCGCGCTTCGAGGCGTTGGCCAAGATCGGCGCTAAGAGGTACGTTGCACGTTTATGGCAGCGCGCGGGTTTGCGGATATTCGTGGACTTGAACGTGCCGGAACTGCGCTTCCAAGACAATCTGATCGGCGTGCCTGCGGGCTGGCGCGCGTTCTCTACTAGGGGCTACGCCTCCCGTCCCGAAGACTTGCTCGCCGAGCACGCGCTTGTAAGGGACCGCCCGGGGCTGTTGTTTCTCGTTGTGGGCGGCGGTAAGCCTATACAGGACATTTGCCGCGACCTACCCGGCGCCGTATGGGTGCCCTCGTGGCACGGGACCAGAAAGGCCACGTCGTGAGCAAGGGCGCAGGCATCGGGGGGCACGCTACAGGTCCCGAGGGGCTTGCAGGGAACAACCCCACGGCCGAGGCTACGGAGGCCGCTATTTTGGCCATGGGCTTGGCGAACGCAGAACTGGTATCCGACTATACGGGCAACTCGTCCAGCGGCATGAACTCGTATCTCCTACGAGGTAAAGGCGTGAAGGGGGACTTGTCCTACACTAGGCACGTAGCGAAGCGCGTTCGCCTATTGCAAAAGACTCTTCTCGAGGCGCCTCAAACGCGAACGGCTGTCACGCGGGGTATGCACCTACCGGAGGCGACGCTGGCCGGCCTGCAACCGGGTACGACTTTTCGCGCGCGTAACTTTTTCTCCACTTCCGAAGGTAGCCAGGTAGCCGAAGAGTTCGGGGGGCGGAATACCGTCATTCACATAGCCAATGCCCGGGGTGTGAACGTCCGGAATTTTGCAGGCCCTCTGGGCAGTATCGAAAAAGAAATCTTGCTTCCGGCCGGAAGGCGCTTCAAGATAGAAGCACACGCTGTTTTCGAGGGCACTCATATCCTACACATGAGGCAATTGAACTGACTATGAGCACGCAAGATAAGCTAGAAGACCCCGGACTCGTCCCGGATGCGCAGTACGAAAACCCTTTTTCGGACTGGCCAGAATTTTCTGGTAGAGCCCCCGGCCCTAAGAAAAAGACCCGAGCGAAAAAGACAACGCCTTCCGAAGGACCACGAACATGAGCGAAAAAACAAGGGTTATCATTCCGGACATTCATGGTAATCACGGTGACGGCCCCGCGACCACTGCCTGTTTACAGGACGTGAAAAGACTGGCGCCGTCGGAAATAGTATTGCTCGGGGATTTGCTGGATTGCGGCGGTGTTTTCTCGACGCATCAGAGGACCTACACTAACGAGCTTGCGGAGTCCTATTCTGCTGACGTGGAAGCCGCTAACTCATTCTTGGACGCGCTTCAAGCCGTAGCCCCCTCGGCCAAGATCCACTATCTCGAGGGCAATCATGAGCAGCACGTAGAAAGGTGGGCTGCCCGCGCTTTCTTGAACAAGGACGACGCCGACACGCTGCTCGACGCTTACGGTCCTTGGGCTGCGCTGCGTCTAAAGTCTCGAGGAATCCGCTACTATCGAAGGTCCGTGCTTTATCAGGGCCTTTCGATTCCGGGGGCTATTCGGCTTGGCCAGTGCTTTTTTGTTCACGGTGTATCCCACGCGAAGCATGCTGCCTCGGAGCATCTTCGGGCTTTTGGAGCTTCCGTAGTGTATGGCCACACGCACCGCTCCCAGGCCGTTGTAGAGCGCACGGTTACGTCCTCGGGTCACGGGGCTTGGTGCCCAGGATGCCTATGCAAGCTTCAGCCCCTATACAAGCATACCGTGCCGACCACGTGGGCGCACGGTTACGGTTTGCAGTTTGTGGCCGCTTCGGGCCGCTTTATGCACGTCAACGTTCCAATCGTTCGCGGCGGATCGTTACTGCCGAGGTATCTGGGGTAACATGAACAACATAACGCACGGCGCGTACGACACGCACGATTTCGGGGACGGCAAAGGTCCGGTCCTTGCACATAAGCACCCGAACGGGGGCGGGTGGGTGGCCAACACGGCTGATGTCAACGATACGGCCTTCGTCGGCCCGGACGCCTTGGTCTTCGGCAAGGCGCGGGTCTTCGGATCGGCGCGGGTCTGCGAATCGGCTGCGGTCTTCGGCTCGGCGCAGGTCTTCGGCTCGGCTTGGGTCTACGGCGAGGCGACGGTCTTCGGAGCGGCTTGGGTCTTCGGCAGGGCGACGGTCTCCGGAGCGGCTTGGGTCTTCGGCGAGGCGCGGGTCTTCGGCCGAGCGTGTGTCTTCGGCGAGGCGCGGGTCTTCGGCCGAGCGTGTGTCTTCGGCTCGGCACGCATCTACGGATCGGCGCGGGTCTTCGACACGGCGTGGGTATACGACTCGGCGTGGGTCTGCGGAACGTCGACGGTTTGCGGAACGTCGACGGTTTGCGGCTCGGTGCGGGTCTGCGACGAAAACCTGTCCGGAGGAACGCGAACATGAACACGACGACGACGACGACGACGACGACGACGTACGATTTCGGGGACGGCAAAGGCCCCGTTCCCGCGCACCAACATGTGAACGGCGGCGGGTGGGTGGCCGACACTGCTACGGTGGTCGATACGGCCTACGTCGGTCCGAATGCGCGGGTCTTCGGCAAGGCGCGGGTCTATGAAGAGGCGTGTGTCTTCGGATCGGCTGCGGTCTTCGGCAAGGCGCGGGTCTTCGGCAAGGCGACGGTCTCCGGAGCGGCTTGGGTCTTCGGCAAGGCGCGGGTCTTCGGCCTGGCTGAGGTCTACGGCTCGGCGCGCATCTTCGGATCGGCGTGTGTCTTCGACACGGCACGCATCTACGGATCGGCGCGGGTCTCAGGATCGGCGTGGGTCTTCGACTCGGCGGAGGTCTTAGGTTGGGCTGACGTCTGCGGCGCGGCGCGGATCTCAGGCTCGACGCGGGCCTACGCCACGGCGGGTAGTGCTTGGCGTGCGCCGTCAGGTATGGCTTCGGAGTACTCCCGGAGCCGTAACCCTAGCCTATAGGTAGAGTGGCAAAGTCTGAAGAATTGTGGTCGTGTTTTTTCTCCTATGAAGGCGCTAGTAAGTTGGCTGCCCGGGACAAGCTCTTGCAAGCTTATGAGCCCTTGGCCAAAAGCCTAGTCTACAGGTTCCGAAAAAACACTAGCTACTACACCAGCGCTATGCGGGACGACTTGTTGCAAGCGGCCCGCATAGGCGTCTGGCGGAGCATCGAAGACTACGATCCGGCCAAAGGCGCTTTCTCGACGCATTGTTGGTGGCGCGTCCTACGCGAAATGCAGCGCGTTGTACAGTATGCCACACCTATCACTATTCGTAAGAACGCGCACCTTAGCAAGCGCGTTCAAGAGCGACAGAGCGCCGTGCTGGCTAAGACGGGGGAGGAGGCTACGAAAGACGAGCTCGGTATAAGCGAGCGGGCCTGGCAGAACGCACTCTGCGCCCAGCCCACCTTCGTACCGTCGGAGTGCGCTAACACTCTGACAGAGGTCGAAGACCAGGGCTACCGCGACGACGACGTGGAATCTCTCCGCGAGTACATAGCGTCGCTGTCTGCCCGCGAGCAAAAAGCCTTGCTTAGACGGATGCCTGGGGCGTTGGCCAAAGCCCGGAAGGCGCTGTAATGCTTGAGGATTCTGAGGAGATCATAGCCTGCGATCGGGAGATAGGGCTAAAGGATTCCTTCTACGACTTCATCAAGATGGCGTGGTCGCAGGTATACGCGGACTCCCCGTTCCAGGATAACTGGCACATTCCGCTCATGGCGGAACATTACGAGGCCGTCTTTCGAGGGGAAATTGACGAGCTCGTAGTAAATATCCCCCCTAATTCGTCGAAGTCCTGCATAACGTGCGTCCTTTTCCCCGCATGGCTTTGGATACGGGACCCCGCGCTAGCCCTCATAATGGCCACGTATGCGGAGCTAATTTTCCGCCGGGACTCGAATAAGACCGTAGACTTGATGCGATCGAAATGGTATCAGGCGCGTTGGGGAGACCGCTTCTCTCTGCCCACGGTGGCAGCCGTCGATTACGTGGTGAACGATAAGGGGGGTTTCCGACTGGGCACAACGCCAGGGGGTAAGGCCACGGGCTTGCACGCGAACATCCAGATACTTGACGACCCGAACAAGCCCGAGGATGCGTCAGCCGTTGGCCTGCAAAACATTCGCGATTGGTACGCGCGAACGATGTCGACGCGCTGGAGGAAGCCTCCGCAAAAGACGGGGCTGATCTGCATCATGCAGCGCCTACACTGCTCCGATTTGGCCCAGATGTTTCTCGACAGGGGCGCCACGCACTTGATGCTCCCGGCTAATTTCGACCCGAAGAGACGCTGCCGTACGCCTTACGGTTACGACCCACGGACTCAAGAGGGCGAGCTCTTAGACCCCCACAGGTTGCCGCAAAACCTGATAGACAAGCTGCGCCGGAACCTGGGCTCGATGAACGCCGCTGCGCAGTTGGATCAGCAGCCCGTGCCCGAAGGAGGCGCGATCTTCCAAAGGGAGTGGCTGAAGTTCTATTCGGAAGCGCCTAAAGCGTTCGATCAAGTGATACTCTCGTGGGATCTGGCCTACAAGGACGGCGAGTCCTCCGATTATGCTTGCGGCCAAGTGTGGGGCCGCAAGGGCGCGGACTTCTATCTACTCGACCAAGCCTGGGATCGCATGTCGTTCTCGACGGCGCTGGATCGTATCCGGGATCAAGCCAAGCGATGGCCACAAGCTACGGCCAAGCTCATTGAGGAGAAAGCCAACGGCGCGGCCGTTCTGCAAGTCCTGCAATCGAAGCTGTCCGGTCTCGTAGCCGTTGACCCTCGCGGCGGCAAGTTCTCCCGCGCCTCGGCTTGCTCGGGGCTGTTCCAGGCGGGTAACGTTCATTTGCCGGACCCTGATAAGCACCCTTGGGTCGCAGGGTACATCACGGAGCTTCTAACTTTCCCCCGCTCCGCGTATGACGATAGGGTGGATGCCACTACACAAGCGCTTTTATACTTACAGCAAAACGAGTCGTGGCTGGCACCTGCCATGGTGCAAGTCCGGAAGTGGCTTGCGCACGAAGTGTAACCGCGCTAGCTTATGCCTATGGCATTCACGAGTTCGGACATACATAAAGGCGTACTTGAGGAGTTTGCGGAGCGTGCGCACTGGGGAGACGTGGCGCAAGGACTTGAGGAGGATAGCGGCGAGTCCAAACGCGCCCGCGATCGTTCCACGGAACGCAGATTGCGTGAAGCGAAAATCCAGGCCCGCATTCTTGCAGGCGAAAGGCCATGCCCGGGTAAGTCCGCCCGGGCATGGGACCGCGTCAAAGCGGCTATGGAGTCCGAATGAAGGCCGTCACTTTTTTCTCGCCCGACCATCGATGGGCCAGCACGGCCGCGTGACCCTCTTCTACGATGTACGACCCGCCGTCTTCTCGGAGCGTAATGTCGTCACTTTTTCGCGCGGCCAGGTTCGAGTCTTGAGCGCCTGGCCACTTGGCGAAACCGGTCATGACGATATCTGATATGCTTACGGCGTCTTTCCGGCCTTGCGGCGCGGGCTTAGCCGCGGCTACGGGTTGGGGTGCGTTCTTGGCGTCTTCGGCCGCTTGCTTGGCGTCCTTGTACTTGTCGGCCTGATTCGGGGGGAGTTCGGCGGTTGCTTTCTTTTCGTTACGGAGGCGCATATCGATCTCTGTCTCGAGGTGAAGTTCGCCATTGCGGAACCGTGACGCCGCTACTTCTTCTGGGAGCAGGATACTTGCCGTGACGTAAGCAGAGTCAGCCTGGGCCATGTTCCAGCGAATCAGCGCTTGCTCGGTCTCCGACGGCTCGTACAGCTTTGGCCAAACGAACTGGATGCCCATGCTCGGGATCGAGCCTTGCGTCGGGCCGTCCTTGGCTAGAAGAATGAGCGTATACAGACGGCGCAGCTTAGGCTCTAGGTCCGCTTGAATCTTCCCCGAGATTACGTCGTAGAATCGGCGGAAGTCCGCGTCGCCCGTGGCGTTCAACCCCGAAGGCTCTCGGCCGAACAGGAAGGCTACGGGGTACTCGGATGCCGCCG